AATTTTGTAAATTGTCTATATCTAGATTTTTTTCTAAATTTAAAAATAATTGAGTATTAGAATTTTTTCGATATTCGATATCCATTTGATTAATTAGAGATATTATTTATGTTTTATTTAAACTAATTATCTTGCGTATATTATTTTCTATTCTTTTCTTAAAATTATGTAATGGTGCTTGAATTAAAAAAGTTTGATATGAGAGCAATTAAATTTAATCCTGACGAAAATTCAGGACCTGTTGTTGTTTTAATTGGGAGACGCGATACAGGAAAAACTTATTTGGTAAGGGATTTATTATTTTATCATCAAGACATACCTATTGGTACTGTAATATCAGGCACAGAAGCAGGGAACGGATTTTATAGTGCTCATGTGCCCAAATTATTTATACACGACGAATATAACACAGCAATTATTGAAAATATTTTAAAACGACAAAAAACGGTTTTAAAACAAGTTAAACGCGAGATTGAAGCCTATAAAAAAACGAATATAGACGCCCGAGCATTTGTTATTCTTGATGACTGTTTATTTGACGCATCATGGACTCGTGATAAAATGATGCGTTTGCTATTTATGAACGGAAGGCATTGGAAGATCATGTTAATAATTACAATGCAATATCCCTTAGGTATCCCACCCACACTAAGAACTAATATAGATTATGTATTTATTTTACGTGAACCTTATATTGCAAATCGTAAGCGAATTTGGGAAAATTATGCTGGTATGTTTCCCACATTTGAGTCTTTTGTTCAGGTCATGGACCAATGCACTGAAAATTACGAATGTCTTGTAATTAACAATAATGTTAAATCAAATAAGTTGCACGATCAAATTTTCTGGTATAAAGCGGAATCACACACGGATTTTAAATTGGGTTCCAAAGAATTTTGGGAGTTATCTAAAGACATTAACTCGGATGACGAAGACGAAGCATATGACCCAGTTGCGCAACGAGGACAACACCAACGTGGACCAAAAATAAACGTGCGTAAATCTCGGTGGTAACTAAGGTTAGGTTATTAACAAATATTAATTAAATCTATTTTAGGCGCGACACAACGCATTTGGTCTGCAATTAGTCCCGCTGTTTCTAAATGTGCTTTTTTAAAATCATGAGAACAATTATGTGTTTCAGGCAATCTATGTTTATCACAATGAAATATACTACAGTAACTACACTTAAAATTACTGATTTTGATTTTATTGTTACATTCGTCTAGGCAGCATTTCTTGGTTCGTTTCTTTATGTGAGCCATATATATATGTATATAACAAAATATTATATACATTTATTTTACCTCAATTTTATAAAATATCGCTTATCGCTTATCGCTTTTAATAGGGGTAATTATTACATTATCATGCAATAAATCAGAAGCACCATGGTCGCCATCCTTATCCAAGACTACATTTTCATTATCAAACAGTTCCTTTCTAATATCGGCAGCCACAATTGTATCGCCATCTGCCTTATCCTCTAAATCGCTAATTTGCGTATTCATATCCTTCACATTTATTAATTCCCCCTGTTCATTTAACGTTTGTGTTAATACATTACCAGATTCTCTTGCCTTTACCTTATTTTCTTCAATGGCTTTTACTTTACTTTCCTTAACACGTTGTTCAAAAGCAATTTTTGCTTCACCTTCATTTTTTTGTTTATTACTCATTAACTCGTTTAGCTCTTCTTCTAAATATTCAACACGACCTGTTTTATAAGCTTCCGGGTGCCATGGCATCCAAACTCCCACCGGACCTACAAAAACATCATGGTTAGGGTCTGACTCCCGCAACATTTTGCAGCGCAGTTCTGCTTCTCCCTGTGAGGGAAATGACCCCCTAATCTTCAACCCTCTTACTGAAGTTTGAAATGAATTTTGTTCGTTAAAAACGTTTTCAAGTCGTTTTTCATTTGCATCCACAAAATTTTTATATTCGTCGTTAAGTGTGGTGGTTGTAAATAGATTTTGCTGTTCTTGCTTTAAAAAGTCTTCTAGATCTGTAGACAAATGTTCAAAAGAAAGTTTATATTTATAAGCAATGAAATCAAGAAATTGTGTATATTTCTCTATTGATTTAGCAAGTTCCCATTGCTTTAGGAATTCTTTGAAATAAAACAATTCCTTTCTTTCAAGAATTTTTTCAGGTGAGACAAAGGATATGCACGTATATTTTTGTCCAGCGACAGGTCGATCTTCGTCCAGGAGGTCTATATATTTAGTGGAAGTTTTTTCACTCATATTATAAATATAATTTATAACATTATTTTAAGTTTTTTTTCAAAGAAGTATATTTCTTTTAATAGAGACATATTTATTTTGCAAGAAATATTTTTTTTTCTTTTTATTTAGTATAATATGATTGGTCTTGATCTTGGAGAATTACTTAAACGCGCAATTAAATATATTGTTGAGGGTATTATGGTTGCTATAGCGGCTTATGCTATCCCAAAGAAGTCTCTTAATTTAGATGAAGTTGCTCTTATCGCTTTAACTGCTGCTGCAACGTTCAGTATTCTTGACACCTATGTTCCGAGTATGGCAGTTAGCGCACGTTCTGGTGCCGGTCTTGGTATTGGCGCGAATCTTGTTGGATTCCCGAATTAATAATTTTTAGGGGTCGTCCGTATAACAAAGTTATCATAAAGATGTATTAGTGTTTTAATAATACATCTTTAGCTATTTGTAATTTAAAGTTGATTTAATTTAACATAATTATTAGATTGCATAATGTACTCCTCATCAGAAATGAATCAGAACACCACCGCCGCCACCGCACCTTCCTATGACTTGGTGTGTGTTTCCACTGATAAATTTAATAATAGCCTTGCTGCCGCTACCTCATTCGAGGAAAAGAAGACACTTGCGCTCGGATTCGTGCAACTTCTTCGTCGCACAAATGGGCTCAAGCGCATGGACGAATGCAGTTGGTGTTACAATTTGGACACAAAAAAGAACAACGACACGACTGTTTGTGTTGCTGATGCACTTTTCGAGGAGTTCGGTGCCGCCGCGTTTCCATTCCTTATTCGCATGTTGCCAGTGTGTATGATCCTTTCTGGTGCTAAGAATGGAAACCTTCGCCTGTTTTCCGAGACCTACTGTCACAAACTTTATGATGCCTTACCTCCAGAAGCCTTCGTCATGCCGACTCAGGTCAATGAGATGACCGTTGCCTCGGTGCTTATCTCCTCGGTCGACCGCGAGCTGTCATGGCAAACACGTGTGCTTGCCCTGACATTCCTTGCTGGCTTGGCAGATAAGGCTCCAACACAGATGGCAGCCATCATGGACCAAATTATTCCTGTTGTTATGGAACCTGTTACTGATACCAAGAAACAGGTTAAGGTCGCTGCTCTTAATGCCCTGACCAAGTGTACTACGGTTATTGGTAACAGTGACCTTGCGCCCCGTCTCATGGACATTGTCTCGTGTGTCAAGGACCAGAATAAGACTGCTGAGGTCCTCCACCTTCTTGCTGGGACTGCTTTTGTCCAGACCGTTGAGACCCAAGCTCTTGCCATTTGTGTTCCACTTCTTGTTCGTGGTCTTCGCGAAAAGAAGGTTGGACCACAGCGCCAGACATGTCAGATCATTATGAACATGGCCAAGCTCGTTGGATGCCCTTCGGAGGCAGCTCCGTTTCTTCCTCGCTTGGTGCCAGGCATTGAGAAAGCGATTGAGACAATAGCAGACCCCGAGGCCCGTGGTGTTGCTGAGAAGGCCTTGGAACAGATGCAGAAACTCCAGCATCAGATTGACATGTCCAAGGAGCCAGCACTTACGTGTCCAAAGTTCGCTAATATAGTCCGTGAGGCTGTTGACATGACCACCAGTGTTGAGACAAATAATGATGCGGCTAACATCATTATTCAGTTCATAGCCAGCATTGGACATAATATGGCAAAGAATCAGGTATTTGTAGATGCGCTTTGGCAGAGCAAGATCGCACCACTTATCGCACTTCTTGTTGAAGATGATATTACACGTGTCGTAGATATTACCCGACTTCTTGCCGTTCAAGCCGAAAATCTCATCGACCAGGTTGATGAAGAAGAAGAAGAAGAAGATGATGGCGCAGAGGTCCTTTGCGATTGTAACTTCACATTGGCATATGGTACCAAGATTCTATTGCATAACACCGATATGAAGCTCAAACGTGGTTATAAATATGGTGTCCTTGGACCAAACGATTGTGGCAAGTCGACCCTCCTACGTTCCATTGCCAATGGGAGTGTAGAAGGCTTCCCAGATGCAGATGAATGCCGCACAGTTTTTGTTGAGGCCGATATTATCGGCGAACAGTCACACTTGAATTGTATCGAGTATGTTCTCGCAAATAAGGAAATAGTTAATGCCAACATTACACCCGAACAGGTCGCAGAACAGCTTGCTAATGTAGGGTTTGATGGTGTTACTGCTGGACCGACCGATACGGTGAGCACTCTTTCTGGTGGGTGGCGCATGAAGCTAGCTCTTGCTCGTGCAATGCTCCAACAGGCAGACATTCTCCTCATGGACGAGCCAACGAATCATCTTGACGTTATAAACGTTGCTTGGGTCATGAACTATCTCAAGTCTTTGACTCACACCACGTGTATTATGGTTTCTACACACAAGGGTCTTCTCACAGAGATATGCAATAATATTCTAGAATTTGATGGTGTTCAACTCAATAACTTCCGTGGTAACCTCAATGCGTTTAAGGTTGTCAAGCCTGAGTGCGAGGTGTACTTTACTTTTAAAGCAACACGTCTCGCATTTACTTTTCCGAATCCTGCTCCCATTGATGGCGTGCGTTCCAAGGGCAAGGCACTCATCAAGGTCCAGAATGTTAGTTTTTGTTATCCAGGAAATGAACAGAACACGATTGAAGATGCGACATGCCAGGTCAGTCTCAGTTCCCGTGTCGCATGCGTTGGTCCGAACGGTGCTGGCAAGTCAACACTCATCAAGGTGCTCACCGGAGAGACCGTTCCAACCACTGGCACGGTTTGGCAACACACTGGATGCAAGATGGGTTATATCGCACAACATGCATTCCATCATATCGAGAGCCACCTTAACAAGACTCCGAATGAGTATATCCGTTGGCGGTATTCAGGTGGTGAGGACAAGGAAGCCATTGCCAAGGACACCATGAAGGTAACTGATGAGGAGGCTGCTCTCATGGCAACTGCGATACAGTGGCTCGTGACCAACGAGGAGACAGGTAAGCAGACAAAGAGCATGCGTGTAGTCCAGAAGCTTACTGGTGAGCGGAAGGATGCCCAACGTCGGGGTCAAGAGGACGAATATGAAATCAAGTGGAAGGACATGTCGAACGACAGCAACTCGTGGGTTGCCAAGACGAAGCTTGAGCGCATGGGGTGGTCAAAATACGTTGCTACAATCGATCTGAAGATTACTCAACAGGAGGGCATGTACAAACGTCCACTGACCACGAGCAACGTGGAGACACACTTAATCAATGTAGGTCTTGCGTCCGAGTCTGCTACCCATACTCGTATT